TATGAAATTTCAGATATCAATTTTTACTGTCAATTTGTTATGCAACAAAACGGTACATATTGGGTTTTAGCAAATGGAGATTATGCGTACCCATTTGAATTATTAGTAAATCCAAAAAGATACGCTATTCAATTAAATACATATTTAGTCCCAACATCTACACCAACGGGAGGAACAGCGCCAACAGCAGGATGGCCTACTGTTACATGCAATTCTGAAGTAACATTTCCAGCAAATTTTAATGCTATTGTAGGTTATACGGCAAATTTTGTTTCTAATGGAAATAGTGCAAATGGTTATTCTCCTCCAGCTCCATCAAATGTTAATAATTATGTAGCAAAATTAGCATCAGGTACTATTTCATATTTATCAAATTTAGCTCCACAAGTTCAACCAAATAATAACGTACTATTCTCGTTATCTAATATTAATAATCCATATTCCCAACCCTCTAGTATTATTTACTCATTAAATCCTAGTGTAGCCGCAGGTGAACAGATCACTGAAAGACCTCCAAATTTCATGTGGAATAAAATGCTAGATGGTACTTATAGTCAATTGTTGTTAACCCTTTTAGGGACTAATTTACAACCATTGGCAATTAATGACCCTAATATGACTATTTTATTAACTATCAGAGATAAAGACGAAGGGTTTTTGGTCAGTAAATAAAATATATAACTTAAAGAATTATTTAGTATATATAATAATGAGTAAATTTACAGACCAAAAAATAGATCAATTAATTGATGAATTTATGACAGAAAAGACTAATTTAATGAATGATTTAAAAAATGACAAAGAAATGACAAAAACACAAAGTATTCTTATTAGAATTGGTTTTATGGATTCTATAATTAAAACTATGATTAAATATCGCAACAAAATTACATCTGATAAACTAAAAGCAGATTTGTAAATTAAAAATATTATAAAGGTTAAATCAATTATAGTTAATAATATGCCCCATAATATGTTAGGAATTGCTAAATTACCGTTTTCAAACGGACATGTATCACCATTAACCGGCCGGATGGTTGGAAAGGGTAATGGATCTGTATTACTTCGACCTGGAGGAGGTGGTGGTGGATCTAGTTATTTGGATATGGATGATTATATACACACTACTGGACTTAATCCATATGCTAGATCCAAAGGACAAGGATTGAAAACATTATCTGACAAACTCGCCAAATTATCTGTTGAACATAAACCATTGGTAAAAGGAAAAGTAAAAAACATCGTCATGTCAATGTAATTAACTTATTATTACTTAAAGATTATCTCACATTATTATATAATAATGTGTGACAAACTAATTTTCGATTTAGCCCAAGAGGTAGAAGGTTCGCCAAATGTTTTTATTCGTAAAGACTGGCTTAATATTTTAGATAACCAAAACCAAAATTATAATAACAATCAGTCCGTTGTGGACACATCCCAATTAAGTAACTCTCAAAAATATATGTCATATCGTGAATCATATTTTAGCATTCCATTTCTTGTAACACTTGGTCAAACCGGTTATTCCGGCGCTGGTCTTACTGCTGCGACTGGAACTGGGTTTTTTAATCCTAATAGTGCTTCAAAAAGTGCCGATCATGTACTAGGATTAAAAAATTGGTTTGGACAAATCATCCATAGTTTCACATTGGATTACAACGGAACTACAATCTGCCAACAAACTCCTTTTATTAACATGTGGAACTCATTCAAGCTCATGACAAGTCTTTCATTAGACGATATTAACACTCAAGGCGCATCAATTGGATTTTATCCTGATGATGCCACATCATGGCAATTTGTTCCTGCTACTCTTGGACCAACTACTGCTGCTGATATTGCATCATCTTGTTTATCCGGTAATGGTGTTTGTAATAATACAGATTTACTTGCATTTAATACCGTTGCTGGTGCATTTAATAACTTTGATTCTGGAAAAGGAAATGATGGATTTCTTAGACGTCAAAATATAATCAATTTTGATGTTGATGGAATAGTCGGAACTACTGCAACCGGCGGTGTTGGTGCATCAACTAAATATTTAGACCTATTAAAAGGTGGTTCTGGTGCTTGCGATGCTGTATGGAAATCTTATATTACTCAGAAAGTAAATACTACTCATACTGCGACAAGTACAACTATTACAACTAATGGTTATATTCAATTTTCAATTATGGCTACTGTATATTTAAAACATGTTCATTCATTTTTCAATATGTGTCCTTTATTGAAAGGTGTATTTATGAAAATGACAATGAATTTAAATAATACTACAACTGGTTTATCTGCTGTATCTATTGGTGGTTCTAGTACTGCATGTGCTCCAGTATCTTTATTATGTACAAGTGTGTCAAATCCTTTAGGTGGTGTAAATCCTTTAATGGTAGCAAGCGGTATTGCAAGTAATGGTGGTGTATCATTATTTACTGTTACAAATGGAACTGCTGCTGATGAATCAAATATTTTACAATATCGCATGAATATTTCCGTAGGTGCTATTTGTTTAGATTCTCAATTAGTTTCAACTACTGCTGTTGGTCAAGGTACTTTAGCCAAATCAATATATTTATATATTCCTGCATATACTTTTAATAACCCTTTTGAAACTGCATATTTAGCATCTCCAATCAAGCAAATAAAATACACAGATGTATATCAATATCAAGTACTAAACACTCCGGCTGATGGATTGATAAATAATTTATTAACTAATGGAATTGCTAATGTAAAATCATGCCTAGTTTTACCTTTTTACAGTGCTTCACCTACTACTTATGTAACAACTACTGTTGGTTCTGTTGCTCTAAATTCAAATACTGGTTTTTTAAATGGTGCTCCTGTTTATCAATCTCCATTTGATCCTGCGGGAACTGGTCCAACTTCTCCGATGTGCTGGCTTACAAATTTTAATATTCAAGTTTCTGGACAGAATGCAATTTATAATACTCAGAAATACAATTTCGAACAATGGAACAATCAACTTTATGGACAGAATGCGGTTAACGGTGGTTTAACTGATGGTCTTACATCTGGTTTACTTGATCGTACTAAATTTGATATGAATTACAATTATTACTATGTAAATGTCGAACGCATGTTGCCTGTTGAACAAAGTGTCCCAAAATCAATTCAATTGCTTGGACAAAATAAGTCTAATAAGGCAATTGATCTTATTTGCTTTATTGAATATGGTGTTGAAATTAATATTGATGCACTTACTGGCGCACGTGTCTAAAAATAAAAATAAAATTAAATGCTTTTCTATTTTTTTCTAAATTGATTATTTGAAGACATTCAATTATTTAAAAAATAATTATCATTTATACGGTTATCTTAGGATAACGATATAAAAAGATAAGATCTTAATTATAGTATAATGCATACCATAACTATAGACGCAAGCCCAAAACAATTAAGCAAACTTAGAAAAGGACGACCAGTTCGTGTTAAAAGAGGAACTGGATTTAATTTAATAGTACATCCTGAGACTTATAAACGAGTCGCAAGGACTTATGATAAAGATAAGGGATTCCAATTGTCCTTATCTCCTCAAGAATTAGAAGCAAATGAAGCAATTAAAGTATCACCTGAATTTCATACACAACTAAAAGAAACTACACCAGTTGTCGGTACTGGTATTTTTAGCAAGACTGGTTTAAAAGCACCTAAAGCACGAACAATTACTGAAGAAATAGGACAAGCTGTTAAAGATACTAAATTAGGAAAAACACTTAATCAAAATCTTAATTATTTAGGACGAGCTGGAATTGCAAATGCAATTGATGATGGTTTAAATAGTAATATTATTAAAGATCAAATTAACGCAAGAATTAAATTACCCGCTCGTAATATGTCATCTGGACCAAAAGAAGGACCTATGGATTATGTAGAATATTTAAAAAATCCAGAAGATACTATGTATAAATTATCTAGTATGATTATGGGACATGGTTTACATAATCGTGAAACTGGATCTATTGGATTAAAAGGAAGTATGATTCATCCTTATTTACCTCAAGCTATGCAATCCCAACCATATGGAATTAATTTTCAAATGCAACATTTTTTATCTCCTCAATATCATAAATATAATAGTGGTACGATTGAAGAAGGTATGATAGGAACTGGATTACATCAACATCCTGATCATGTAATGACACATCTTCCACCTGCTTTACAATCACAACCAACGGGAGCAAATTTTATGTTTAGAAATTTTTTACCTGTACAATTTCAAGATATTCACAATGCAAATCCTCATTTTATAATAGGTCAAGGAATGCACCATAAGGGATCACGTGGTTTATATGCTTCTGGTCGAGCACCTGTTGGACATGGTTTATATATTTGATAGTATACATATAAACAATAAATAATATATATAATATAATGTCCCTAACCGATTCTCAAATACAAGAATTATGTAAAAAAATGTCTATACCTTTAGCTGAATGTGTTTTTAAAGATGAACTTCAATCACCTTTACAATATAATAAATCCTATATCATCAATATGGAAAATAGCGAGGATGAAAATGGAAACCAAAATGATGGATCTCATTGGGTATTTTTACAATGTAATAAATATCCTAATGATAAAATAGAAAGTATATATTTTGATCCTTATGGACAACCTCCGCCAGAACATGTTAAAACAGTTGTTAAAAAAACTATTGGCAAACCTGGATTGCCTTATACTGAAAAAGATATTCAAAGTCTAATGAATAATGCATGTGGATTCTACTGTTTAGCATTAGGACATTTTATTAATGCATCAAAATATAGAAGTAATTCATTATATCATGATGTTACAACCTTTTTAGAAATGTTTGATGATTTAAATGTTTCAGTTGATTTTAAAAAAAATGAATATATTTTAAAACATTTTTTTAGGTCAGAAGATCCTTCTCTTAGAAAAGAAATTGATGTTATTAAACCAATTGATTCTGTAAGTTCTGAAGATGAAAAAGGAGGTATTGATGCATACAAAATGCCAGTTGAAATTAAAATGATGCCTCCTAAAAAATAATAATGTATATATTTAAGGATATATTTAGTATATAGATTAATGTCAGAAAAACCAGAAGAAGTTAAAATTGTTCATAGTACTTACACAGAAGCTCAGAAGAACGCTACTAAAAAATATCGTGCAAAGAATAAAGATAAGGTTAATGAACAACGTAAACTTTATTACAAAGCCCGTAAAGAAAAAGACCCAGATTTCCTTGAATATAAACGTCTGAAAGCGAAGGAATATTATATGAAAAAGAAAGGAGAAACAATTGTAGTACCTGAACTTATTTCTGATGATGTACCCCCTCCACCTCCATTAGTTAGAACGGAAAGTATTTTGACAAGTGATTCGACTCCGTCTGTCTCATCTGAATCAGAACCAGAAGTTTTACTTGAACCATTGCAAAAACCAAAGCTTAAAAGAAGTAAGAAGAAAGTTAAGTCTGAGACTATGGATGAGATTATTGATAGTGTTAAAGAAGAAGATAAAGTTCCACTATGTGTTCTTATTTCTCAAGCAATTGAAGAACTTAAAATTGAAAATGAAAAATGTGATAAGGAATTAAAGGAATTGGAAAAACCAATAGATGAAGGATTAAAAGCCCTTGAAGAATGGCGACCAACTATGATCATGATTGGATCACCTCCGGAAGAAACACAAGAAAAGAAAACTAAGAAAACTAAGAAAGAAAAGAAAGAAAAATCTACTTAAGAAAATATTTAGTATATATATTATAAAAAGAAATCACCTATTTAAAAATTGAGTGAATTAAGTATATAATAATATATACGCCGTATGTGTTCCCGAGCGGTTAAAGGGGCATGACTTAAGTTCATGTGCGTAATGCTTCATGGGTTCGAATCCCATCACATACAAAGATCTTATAGCTCAGTTGGTTAGAGCGTGGGACTGTTAATCCCAAGGTCATAGGTTCAAGCCCTATTAAGATCGTTAACACATTTTCATTTTACTCATACGGATTGTCGTTTTTTAATGTGTTATATATATTCCTTTTGGAGTATATATAAAATATTTAATGTATATAAACAAATATTATGTTTGTATATTAATGGATAATGAACAAATAGTATATGATATGGATTTTGTTGAAAAATACAAAGAATATGAAGTGCTTATAAATGAACCGGAATTTTATGTTAGGAAATTATATACTATTTATAATACTTTTGATATACTAAAATATATGTTTGAAAATAATAGACAAGAATATAATATTGAAGAATTATCATTATTATATAATAGTGTATATTGTAAAATGTCAAGGGAAGTTTTAATGAGATATGAATCTAGAAGATTATTATTAATAAATCAAAAAGCAAATGATAACTATGAAGATAATATTACATTTTTAAAAGATTTATGTAATAAACACAAACAAATAATTGATCAAGTTAAATTGTTACCTGAATCAGATTCTGATGAAGAAGAAATATTAATAAAGAAAAAAGAACCAGAGACAATTATTGAAGAAATTAAGAAGGTTGAAATTATACCAATTAATGAAGGTTATTATTCTATAACTAAAATATTAACCTATTCATTACCTACTATTTTTATAAATTTATTTATTGTAAATATTCTAATCATATATAATTTAAGATTATCTAAGTAGTATTTATTTAAAGAAGTTGATGAAACACATAGATCCTTATTTTAAATTCAAAATTTTTCCTTGAAATTATTTCATATATTTTATCTATATAATTATCTTTCCATCCCGTACGTTCTAAATAATTTTTATCAAACCATATAATACCGTTTTTATATCCTTGAACTTTATGGAATGTATCATCTTGTTTCCATTCTTGAACCTTTACGCCTATTGGTCCGCCTTGTCCTGGTTTTTTTCCTGTATGGAATGTAATAATAAATCTATAATATACTCCTTCTTTTTTATCTAATTTCATCATTTGATTTGTTATTGTTTTTTTACTATTTCCAGTTAATATATTATTTCCGGAATCATCAAACCAATAACATAATTTACCACTTTTTTTAATATCATTTTTAATATCTATATAATTATACTTAGGCATTATATATTATAATGGTATATATCTTTATAATACATAATTAAGTAGGTATCAAGTTTAATCCATGATATATTAATATTAAAACATTACTCTTTTTGTTTCTCATAAATCTTATAATATCTCTAAAAGTATATTGAGCAGTTTTATAATTCCTAATTCCATATCTAGATACGTAGTAATGACAACGATTAAAATAACAACCTTTGCGCCAATCTGGTCTAGTCAATGGTTTTGCATACTCATTTATAATCATTTGTATTTCTTTTGGGAATTCCATTACACTATATAATATAC